TTAGAATTGTTCCGCTGAACCCGACTGCTACAAAAAGACCCAGTTCAGGTGAGTAGGCAGGGGTAATGCATTATGAAACTTATATTTGTGTTGGTTCCCGAAATTTGAGGGTTTTGCTACTGCAGTTTGCAGTATACCGCTATGTTTAATCAAACTCGTGAGTATAGTAGGTGCGTCTGGCACTCCCCATTGCACCCCGAGTTCTTGAAATCTTGCTCTTTCAGCCATTTTCTTTTCTCCTTATTTGGCTTGTTTTTGCTGAGCTTTTAATTTTTGTCGGATTGCTTGCCCTGCTGTTTCTGGTTCGGGTTCAGTGGAGGTCGTGGGAATAGGAGGCTTTCCTGAAGCTTCGTTCATTCTTTCGGGTTCGGAAAATATTCCTGTATCCTGAAGGAGTTGAAACTTATTAAGATTGTCTCTAATATCTTCAATGGTTAAAGTTTCATTTTCTTTGGGGAATTTGAAATAATCTTTAACTTTCTGGACTTGAGAGTATCTTTTATCAGTTTCAGGAATTGTGAAAATATTTGCCATTTTTTCCCATTGACCCTTAAGTGTTTCGTATTCTTTCTGTTCCTTTTCGGCAAGCATATTTTTTAGCTGTTGCAGTTCTTCATCTTTCTTCTTCAATACATCCGCACTGGAAGAATACTCTTGAAGTTTCTGCTCCAGCTCTTCTTTGGTTTTTCTAAGACGCTCATTCTCTCGGTTCCGTGCAGAGATAGCATCCGCCATTATCCCCGCCTCATTGACTGCATCCGCAAGCCATTCCTTGATTTCGTTTCCTGCATCCTCAGGAAGCGCCTTCCTTATCTTATCCAAGATTTCTTTAATAGCCATTGTTAATTACTCCTAATTTTTAATTTCAGGCTCTATAAACATAAAATATTTAAATTATATTTCTTGTCAAGTAAAATTTCAATCATATTCTTTAGTGGGTAATTTTTTGTCAAAATCTTCTTTTGTTATTTGCATAAATATATGTCTGCAATTATATGCCCTCTCTCCTGCATACATCGCTTCGTAATATTCCCGTTCTTCATTTGTGAAATACTTTATATCGAGAAGTGCATTACAGGCTGGTCTTGTCTTGTCATCTCTTGGCCCAACATAGACCCAATATCTTTCTTGAGGAGGGGTATTTTGAGCGCCTGCATCGTGTATCATTTGCATTACTTCTTGTCTGGAGGTGAGAGCATAGGTGATAGAATATCTTTGCAATCTGTCTTCAAGTTCTTTCCTGATTTGCTTGTGCACTTGTTCTATAGATTGACCTGTAAGAATAGATTTCATCAGCGCTTCTCTTACAGCCATACAAGACTTTTCTCCTATATCTCGGAATGCCATCATTTGTGCTTTTCTGAGTGCTTCTATGGTTTCTATGCCTGTTTGAGAGAATTCCAGTGGTATATAGGTAGTTGCAGAAATTATCTTTACGAGTTCAGCATCCTTCGCCTGAAGAGCGCTGACAACATTGTAGTAGCCTGAGTTCTCCAGTTCGTCCATCAATTCATTGTATACCACTGTAGAGTATTCCAAATTTTCAGGTATCTTGAGTATATTGCCATCCGCATCCAGTTGTAGTTTCTTGTGAAACCTTACTGCCAATCGCTTTTCAAAGTTATTGATTACTTTCGTTAATTGTTTTTCAAACTCAGCAAGCGATAAATCTATAAACTCATTCGGTTCCACTTTCCAATCCTAAGGGTGGCACTTCTGGTGCAATTTGTGCCTTTCTGTTCTTCATCTTCTGATAATACTCTATGGCTTCATCTTCCGTCATATCGGGATTATCCAGCATTATTGCGCCGATAATATCTATGGTTCCGTTGGCAAGTTTTGCAGAAATCAATTGCTGTAGTTCCATCGGTGAATAATCTATTGAAATTTCCCCGTATCGTATGGTGAGGTCAGGTTCATCAGGGAAATTCTGCTTCCCGTATATCTTCTCGCACTGAAGAGCGAGCTTAATCGTATCTCTGATTGACTCCAGATATATATCCTGCTTATTCTTGTTTCGTTCTATAACTCCAGACTTTGCTAATTTCAGCTGGTATCCAGAGGAGAAACTGGATGCACTGCTAATGCTTTCTACTGAAATTCCCATAATGCCTGCATACCATATGATTGATTCTTGAATTATTTTCCAGACTTCCAGCAGTTTCGCATCAGGAGTGATATAGCTTGCTGAGCCCATAGATTCGCCTGAAATAGGATTCGTGGGGATATTGATTCTTCTGGTCACGCCGATAGGAATTACAGTGGTGTCGGACATACCAGTTGTTACAAGTGTAGAGAAAGACTGATAATCCATAGCAATATCCAGATTCGTCATCTGAAGATTAATTCTTCTGTTTAATTCCACTATCGGGTTTCCTTCATCAGTCCAGAAAGAATCCAGAGGCATCACTATCTCATACCACGCAATCGGTATCTTGCCATAGGGATTCCTATCTCGCTTCAATACCTTCACTTCCAATCCATCACGATTGACTTCGGATTCTCTATAGCTATCCGCCGTCCAGATAGCATAAATATTCATAGGTTCAGCCATCCGCCAATCGTTCGTAATACCGATAGGATAGCCTACTTCTATCGCTTCAGTAGGAACTTCAGGATTTTCTATGACATAGCATTTATCTGGGGTCAATATATCCAGACATACTCTTTCACCGTCCCAGCGTGGCACTATGCCTATCTTTCCAGTTAGTTCCGTGAAGACATCAATCTGCTTCAAGAGCTTGTATAAATCAATATCGTCTAAGAACTGTAGAAAAGCTTCCTGAACCGCATCCGATACTTCGTTCATTTTAATGGTCGGTGATTCTTTGAATGTGATAGCGAGCTGGTTAATCAAGTTTCTGGTCAATGGCACGGTAAACTTATAGCGCTGAATATCTTCATTTTCCTTCGGATAGCGATTGCATATATCACTTTCCAGTGTTTCGTGCTGACGATTGAAGTAGAAGTCTATCGCCATCCGTGCTTCATCTCGTCTATTGAGTTCTTCTTGCCACTTTGCTTTTATTTTAGCGATTTTTACTGTTTCTTCTGCAGTCATTTAAATCTCCTTAATATCCTGTCCATTTAGGGGTCTTGTGCGTGCATCGTATGAGCCCATAGGACATAGCGTCGGTAATATCTGTCCATTTCCGCCCTGATTGTAATTCATCAATCTGCCCATAGTCGTTTACCTGAACCGTTTCCAGCCCTCTGATAAGATTTTTGCACTTCGGATTGATATAGACCAATCCTTTGTCAAACAGGTTGTTCACAATATTTAGCCTTGTTCTCTCAGGAAGCACGCCTTGACCATAAATATTGAAACCCGCCTTCTGTAGTATCTGTATATCCGAGTAATCAGCCGAGGTCTTTCTTGCAGTTCCCGTCATATCAGGACAAGCATTGATAATCCGTCCAGAGTAGAAGTGCAGTATGGCTTCCGTAAGCTTATAGGTATTCGCATTCGGAATAAAAAATTCATCAAAGATAAAAACTGAACCATCCTCTTGCGGTTGCATAAGGACAGCAGTCATAGGATTGACATTGAAGTCTATTCCGACCCATATAGGTTTCTTTGGGTCATCTTTGGCTATGCCTGATATATGTCGTGGCTGAAAAGCGTAATATGCCTGAAGTCCATTGATAGAGACGAATTCGCCGTTAATATACCGCTGAACCATAAGGCTGTCATATTGTTCGTATAGGTTTTGTATATAATCTGGTGGCAGAAACTTGTTTTCAGTTGTTTTGGCTTTAATAAGCTTGAAGTTCGGATTGTCTCGATTTTTCTCGCAATACAGCGTGTAAGTGTATCTATGACCTTCAGGTGTCGTGGTAATAGCTACAGTGCCATATTCCGCTTCACGAACTCGGGTTATACATTCATTCCATATGAATTCCTGATTCTGCTGATTGTTCTCTTTGTCGAATCCGTCTATAATAACATCGGTTAAGTTCTTTCCCGTAAGTGAAGAAGGCTTGGAAAAACTCCTCATCAAAACCGTAAAATCAAGGTTTCTGTATCGGATGGTGTAATAATTGTAAGATTTCTGGAGCGTGTGCTTAATCCCGAATTCATCAAAGAAACTGTCCATCGTGGGTATCAGGACATCACGAATCATTTCAAATGTAGGTTCTACTATCATCATATGACAGGCTTTCTTCTGGTGCCGCCCCCGCCACTCTATGAGAGAGACCCATCTCAGCGGTATAGCACGGGTCTTTCCGCTTCCGTATCCGCCTAT